TGACCGTGTCTCTATTGAGCAGGGCATTGATGTTCGTAGTAATCCTCTTGCTGTTCCGACGTTTAATCCTTTCACCGTTCGTTTACATCGTTTTTGGGTGCCTCTCCAGTTGTACCACCCCGAATTGAGGACGAATAGTAGTAAGTTTGATATGAACAATTTGAGTTTGAATTTCATTGCCGCTTCGTCGACTGGGTCCTATGAATTCACCCACAACAACTACCCCTATTCTAATTCACTGCTTCGTTGGTTGCGCGTTATTCCTGCTTCTATCCCGACGCCAACTTCTAGCAACGTTCCTATGTCGGCTAACCTTTCAACTGCTCAATTAGGATATCCTTTAGGTTGGTGTAATGCTGATTCTTATCTTGCTTATTGGGATATCGTCCGTAATTACTACGGTTACTCCCAATGGGGACTCTACTCTTTTGCCTGGCCCAGTAGCTGGTATTTTATCCCCAATAGTACTGGTACTATTTATAATGTTCTTCAGTTCAGTGAAGAGTCGACGTTTTTCTCACAAAGATTCGGAAATCTCGAGTTCCTCGATGCTTATTTTGAGAGTCAGTTCTACCCTTCAGCCGTGTCGTCGTCGAATAATACATATAATAGAGGAAATCTTTTTTCTCAAATATTGCTTTCGGATCTTGGCGCTACGATTACCGCCTCCAGGGATGGCTACCCCGTCTCTTCTATCTATCCCGGAAGTACTTCGCTGTCTACTGCGGGTCCTAAAAATCAATTTTCTATTGACGCTGGCACTACAACCGTCACTGCGCTTGGATCGTTTCTTGTCGCCCATCCGATGGCCGTTATACCTTCGAATCCTGATCGCTATAGTCGATTGCTCCCTGTTGGTAGCTCCGAAGGCGTTTCTATGTCCGGCGTCTCAACCATACCGCAGTTGGCTATTGCTTCGCGGCTTCAGGAATACAAAGATTTGCTTGGCGCTGGCGGTTCTCGTTATAGCGACTGGTTGGAAACCTTTTTTGCTTCAAAAATTGAACATGTCGATCGGCCTAAACTCTTGTTTTCCGCCTCGCAGACGGTTAACGTTCAGGTGGTTATGAATCAAGCTGGCAACGGTAATTTTCAAAACTCCGCAGGTTTCCCGGCTCTTGGTCAACAGGGCGGTGCTATCGCTTTTAACGAACGCCTCGGTCGTCGTCAGTCTTATTACTTCCGCGAGCCTGGCTACATGATTGATATGTTGAGTATTCGCCCTGTCTACTATTGGGCTGGTGTCTACCCTGACCATCTCCATTACACTGGTGCTGATTATTTTAATCCGATCTATAATGATATTGGATATCAAGATGTTCCTGGGTTCCAATTCGGCTTCGGAACAACCTCGGCCTCGGAAGCCGTGGCCTATGAACCGTGTTTTAATGAGTTTCGGTCTTCGTATGATGAGGTTCTTGGTCAACTTTCTCGATTCCAAGGTGGCGCTGACAGTTTACCTCTTTATTCTTATTGGGTTCAACAGCGTGTTTTGTCGGCGAGTTATAACCAGTATTACTCCCTTCTGTTTGTGGATATTGATCAGGTAAACTCTCCGTTTGCCTCTAAGCGTGAAGATAACTTCTTTATTAACCTTTCGTATTCTGTTCAGAAGAAGAGCCTCGTTAATAAAACCTTTGCGACCCGTTTGTCTAATCGTTAATACTTTTCTATTATGCCTCTTGATTGGTTGATTGAGGATGCTCCTCAGTATGTTTCCCGTGGACAGCGAATAATGTCCGTCCTCGATGGTTCTGGCTCCGTCGACGTCCTTCCTGGTCGTCCAGATGTTGAGGCTTCGTCCTCTGATTTTGATAAGGGTGAGAAGTTCAACCCCGAGATTGATTTTGACCCGAACTCCTTTTCCCGCATGGATAAGTTCGACGGTCTCGAGGTCGGACAGGAACTTATTGATTCAGAGTTGGATAGGTCGAAGCCTACTTCTAAATCCTCTAATTCTGAAGAAAAATAGTATATTCTTTACTTGACGATATATGCTACGTGCGCGGACCCCTTTTTGCAAAAGTTCGTGAATTGCTAAAGGTTATTGGTAACGACTGCAGGAGAGGCCGCGCATTTTTCTATCGTTCTTTAAATCTTACTATCATGTCTGATGTTAAACAACCATTCTATAAGTCGAAGGCGTTTTGGACGCTCGTTTCGTCCATTGTCGCTGCTTTGGCTGCCTTTTTCTTGTCCTCGTGTTCTGCACAGGCAAAGGTTGCTCGAACAGGTGTTCATATTGATACTGTTCGCGTAGACTACATTATTCGTTCGAACAATTTTTCGCTTCCGTAATATGAGACTTATTGATTTCAAGTCCTACGTCGAGCCTGTTTCCACAGGTGCTATACTTGGCGCTGCTGGCATTTCTGCTGGCGGTCAGGTCGCCTCTGGCCTATTCAAGCCCTCGCTCAAGAGACAATGGAAATATCAGCAGAAGCAAATGAGGCTTCAACAGCAGTATGCTTTGGAGCAGATGCAAAAACAAGGTGAAATCAACTATGCTAATTGGCAGAAGCAGTTTGATTACGAGAATGCTTATAATGACCCTGCGAAGGTTTTCGATCGTTATTTGAAAGCCGGTGTTACCCCTGCTGCCGTCTTAGGCTCTTCAGGCGTCGGCGTCAATGCTACTATGTCTGGCGGTTCTTCGGGCTCCGTCGGTGCTTCCGGCCCTTCAGGCGGCTCTTTTGACTTCTCCAGTCCTCTGCCTCCTGGCGCTGGTTCTGCCGCTGCAGGTGCTGCTCTCGAGGCCATGGGTGTTAATTCGACCATCGAACGTAATAAGGCTGCTGCTAATCTCGATAATGCCCAGGCTGATGACATTCGTAACAAGATGCCCACCAAGGAACAAGGTCAGGCCCTTATCGAACTCGAGAAGCAACTAAAGCAAGCTAACATCGACAGTCAGTCTTCGCTCGCTCGTTATTATGGCGAGTTGGCTATTAATCAGGAGGCCTACAACAAGTATGCAGATCTCGCTGCCACGTATGATTTCCAGCGCATTCAGTCTGCTTATGCTGAACAGGTTGAGCGTACTAGGCGTATTCGTGCTGAAAATGATGCTGAAATTCCTCTTCTCGAACAGTCTGCTGCTGCCAACCTTGCCTATCTTCGCGCTGTCGCCGATGCTGCTAACGCTTCCGCACGTGAGTCCCGTTCTCATGCTGATATTCTTGACATTCAGCAGAAGGATATGCAACACATGTTTGAAGTCACCTGGGAAACGCCTGTAAAGGTTCCCCTGGTTAACGAGAAGGGTGAACCTACTGGAGAATTCGAGGAGATTACAGGTCGCGAATATTACTCTTATCTTCGTGGTCTTGATCTTGGTGAAGGTCGCCAGTCCCTGGCCGGTAACTGGTTTGCGATTCGCAAGAACAAAAACGCTCTGTTTTATGATGTTACAAAGGCTTTTGCTACTGCCGCAGGTATTGCCGGCGCTTCGTATGTCGGTCGCAAGGCCGCAGGCCCTGCAGGCCCTGAAGGTTATCAGGAAATGAGAGAATTCTACGGCCCTTCAGGTAATCAAGTCGGTGGTACTTATGTTCGTCGGGATTTTTTTGGGAAAAAATAAACAACTTATTCGACCTTTTGATCTTTTATTCCTTTCTTCCGTATTGTATATTTGTATCGTAAACCAATAACCATACTATCATGAAAAAAGTAAGTAAAAGTTCTAGGACCAATGAGTTGTTAGCCGATGTTATCGAGTATGCTTTCATTGAGTGGCTTGTTCGTCGAGGAACATTTTCCGCTTTTAAGGCGAATTACAAGCATGCTTTTATGCCCTACAAGAGTTTCCGCGACCATCTGCATTCCCATATTCGGCATTCTCTTCGCGGTTTCGGTTTTAGCCCGCGTAGTCTTATCACTTCTTCGTTCTTTTTTGCTTCGACCCCCGAAGGCTCTGACTTTTGGCGTGCTGAGTCTGCCGCTTGGGGGCGCTTTTGCGATGAATTTAAAGGAAAATTTTAAATCACATTACTATGACACAGATTCATGTTGTTATCCGTCGAATTAATCCGGCCCTTAAGATTGACCTCGCCCAGATCGGCCGCTTCAAGGATGGCCAGTTTGACCCACTCTCTCTTGGCGCTTTTGCGAACACTCCTATTGCGTGCTTCTTTAAGTGTTCGGATATTAGCGACTCGCTTTACGTCAATCACTCGGAGATAGCCGACCTTATTGCCGCCTGTGGTGACTTTTCAGGCTTCAGCGTCGAGTTTTTCGACAATACAATTGTTCTTATGTTTAATTTTGATCTCAACTATGATGAAGGCGCGACGAAAGAAGAAGGGAAAGGGAACTAAAGTTGTAACCCGCCCGCTTGGTGGAAGAGTTCTTTGATGCAGTGGACCTGTGGGAGACTCTTCTCCTGCAGGTTCCCTCGTTATTATATATCCTTCGAGCCGTTAAGAGCGCGGCGAGTAAGTGTTTCCGGAGCCGATGATATCGCGGACGCGAGATCGAGGCCCGAAACAGCGCAGCCCGCTTAGGCTCGTTTTGTATGAGTTAACATTTTTTAACCATGTGTTATTTCAATTCTAGACCCAAGTTTTCACCTATTGTCGGTAGTTCATCCTATCGTTTTTCTGTTGGCGCATATCGCGGTGAAAGACGTGTTGTTATCGCCTGGTTTCCCGACAAAGCCTCTGCAAGGGACTATCTTGCCCGCTGTCGTCGTGATCTTCCTCGAATTAAATTTGATTGTCTTGAAAGTCTGCATTAATGCCTTGTTCGTCGCCCATATGGATACGCAATCGTCGCTATTTTGATAAGAAGAACCCTTGTCGTAATGGCTCTGATGTCGCTAAGTCCGCGTTGGCTCTCCGCCCCTGGGACATCGCGCGTCAGTGGCTTATGGTTCCTTGTGGAAAGTGCGAAGACTGCCTGCGTCGTCAGCGCAATGATTGGTTCGTCCGCCTCGAGCGCGAACTTGCTCGCTGTAAGGCGGATAGTCAGCAGGCTATTTTTATTACAATAACGATTGCCCCGGAGTATTATAACAAAGCCTTGCTTGATCCGTCCTGGTTTATTCGAAAATTTAATGAACGTCTACGCCACAAACTTGGCCATTCGTTTAAACATGCTTTTTTCCAGGAGTTTGGCATCCACCCAGAAACAGGAAATGAGCCTCGATTGCATTTTCATGGCTTTTTGTTTGGCACAAATGTTCTTTATAACACGATTCGTTCTGCTGTTCGAGACCTTGGTTTTGTTTGGCTTGCAAAAGCCACTCATAAGCGTGCTCGTTATTGCGTTAAGTATGTTACTAAACAAATTCAATTTAACCCCGAAGAGATTTCGGATAAATACGTTACCGTAGATGGAAATCCTACACCTTTGTCTTGCCTCCTCCAACATCGGCGTTACACGCGCAAGTTTATATCTGCTGGCGTCGGTGATTTTCTTGGTTATATGCCTCGTCCTTCTGCTCGTGTTTCGTCGTGGTCTTATTATGATTTTGAGAAACGTATCAATTTTAATTACTCGATCCCTCGATATTATCTTAAATATCTTAAACCAGAAGACGACGTTGTTCGCTCGATTACCGCTGCTGATGCTTATTCACGTTTTAGCAAGTCTTCTCTGGTTAAGCGTATTGTGTCTTTGTGTGTTGAACGGTTCAATCTTAATTCCTCCGTATCCCGTAGAGCGTCTTATACGTGGGAACAAAAGCAAATAATGCGTTTTTCTGCCTCTTCTCGGAAAATGCCCGTTCTCGATCCTCCAACCTGGTTAGATTTGGATATTCTTCAGTTTTGGAGAGATCACTATAAACTTCAATTAAATATTTAATTTATGGGAAAACAACCTTTTATTTCGCATGCCGTAAATGGCTATTCTCGCTACGATGTCCCTGAGAGTAAAGCCTTTACATGTACGCCGGGTATTTTGTATCCGGTGCGTATTGATTTTATTAACGCCCGTGACCGTGTCTCTATTGAGCAGGGCATTGATGTTCGTAGTAATCCTCTTGCTGTTCCGACGTTTAATCCTTTCACCGTTCGTTTACATCGTTTTTGGGTGCCTCTCCAGTTGTACCACCCC